ATTTTCTGGATGAGATCTATGAGTCGTTTGTGATCTCCTGCTGGCTGAAGGGTGTGATTCAGGCGGCAGATTTCTGGGAAAACCTGGAACGGTATCTGTCCCATGAATGGGTGGTGATCCCCAGACGATGGATCGACCCATATAAGGAGGCCAGCGCCAACAGCGTGGCATTAAAGACGGGGCAGAAAACATTCCAGCAGTCCTGTACGGAGAATGGCCGGGACTGGAAACAGGTAATTGATGAAATGGCAGACGCCAGGGATTACGCCAATGACCGGGGAATCGACCTTATGGCCATGATCTCCGGCCGGGATCCCGGCGGCAGTGAAATGGAGGAGAGTTATGGGCAGAGCGCAGATCAGGGAAAGGCCTATGCGGAAGAATCCGAAGGGAGAGAATGATTTTTTTCCGGTCCGGTTTATGGATGCGGGAATCCGGTCCATGGAGGGCGAGGGAAATGAAAGAAGGTTTGAATTGTCCTTTTCTTCTGAGGAACCGTATGGCCGGTGGTTCGGGTCCGAGATCCTGGACCATACAGAGGGGTGCATGGATCTGGAACGGTTAAACTCCATCGGAGTCCTTTTATTTAACCACGACACAGACCGGGTACTGGGAAAGGTGGAAAAGGCCTGGAATCAGGAGAACCGGGGAATGGCCGTGGTGGAGTTTGACGATGATGAAGCTGCGGAAACGATCCGGAAGAAGGTGGCCGGGGGAACCTTAAAGGGAGTTTCAGTCCGGTACAGCGTGGATACCTGGGAGGAGGTCATGGCGGGAAAGAAATCCTCTGACGGACGGTTTACGGGTCCCTGTTACATTGCTAAAAAATGGACGCCGCTGGAGATCAGCATCGTATCCGTACCGGCGGATCCGACGGTCGGTGTGGGGAGGGATTTTGCAGGTGAGAACGGAGCCACAGGCTCTGGGCTGGATGTTTTTGAACGGATGGTTCGGGTGAACGAGAACCGGATACGGAGAAATTAAAGAAAATGTGTAATAAATGCGTATTATCCGCTTGACTGGTGTGTAATAAATGTGTATAATGGGATTGTAAGGAGGTAAACGGATGAAACGAAGAGACCTGATTAAAAAGCTGGAAGAAGCGGGATTTCGTTTCAAGGAGCATGGAGGAAATCACGATACCTATAAAAGGGGAAGTGATACGGAACAGGTTCCACGACACACAGAAATAAACGAGATCACAGCAAAGCGGATACTGAAAAAATGGGGATTGGATTAATCCCCTGTATCCTTTTGCCGGATGACAGGAGGTAGATATAATGAAACGGGCATTTCCAACATTTATTACACAGGCAGGAAAGGACTTTCTGGTCTATGTGCCGGATCTGGATCTTTATACGGAGGGAAACAGCCTGACAGATGCCATTGAAATGGCGAGGGATGCCATTGGATTAAAGGGAATTGATCTGGAGGATGATGGAGAGGCAGTCCCAGAAGCCTCTTCATACGAAGAGGCGTTCCGGAAAGCAGGGGAAGATACGGAAGATCTGGATTACCGAACAGGTATCGTAACGATGGTAGACGTCGATTTTACTGCTTACCGGAGCCGTATGGATAACAGAATGGTCCGCAGGAATGTAACTTTGCCCAACTGGCTTAATCTGGAGGCAGAGAGGCTTCATTTGAATGTCTCCAGGGTATTACAGGAAGCTCTTGCTGAGAGAGTGGGAGAAGCTGGCCGGTAATTTTTTAAAACAGAATAACAGTAAGCAGAACAAAGGAACGTCCTTCATGCGAGGGGCGTTCTTTTTATACAATTTTTTCGGTTGCGGTGTCGCAACGGAAAGGAGGCCCTATGTTCATTGAATTTAGGGGAGAAGTCCTGCCGGGGTATGTTCCCGGCCTCCCCGAAGATATGGTTAAGGTTCAGCGAAAGGCTGGGCCTTTTTGATTTCACGAGGTAGGCGTGAATAAAATTGAAAAACTTCTTGACTTTTGTAGCTACATAAATTATAATAAGATTACAGTTAAGGAAAAAACTTAACGAGTAAGGCAGGCAGGAGCCAGAAAGGAGATTTACATGGACGAGGAAATGAACGTAGGCGAGTTACTCAAAGAAGTTGCTGAGGAAAATCAGACAAGAAAAATTCTTGAAATCCTTAATGAGTGTAAGGACATTGAGGAAGCAAGAGAAAAAGTAAAAGCTCTGCTTAATAAATAAGCAGAGCCAAATACAAAAAACAGGCGGTACTTGCCACCGCCTGCACCCAAATAGAATGTAACATATATTTGGGATAATGGCAAGGGTCAAGAGGTGATTCAAGTAGAAAAGAAAAAAATGGGTAGGCCAACGGATAGTCCCAAAGTAATAGTAAAACGTGCAAGAATGTCAGAAGAGGATGTAAACAAACTAAAAGAATGCTGTAATATTTTAGGCCTGTCGGAGTCAGAGGTATTGCGCATGGGGATTGATGAGGTTTACCGGAAACTAAAAAAATAAGAAACACTCGCCAACCTACCAAGTCAACCGAGTGTTTCTGGTACAGAGGTTTCCCATCTGATAAATCTATCATATCATTTTGGGAGACTTCTTTCAAGACGAATTTTGAAAGGAGATTTTTTATTATGCAGAAACAGATTGAACAGACACTGGATAGTCGGGAAGTAGCGGAGATGGTGGGCAAGGAGCATAAAAATTTGATGAGAGATGTGCGTTCTTATGTGGAAGAATTAGGACAGCTCAAAATTGAGCCGTCCGATTTCTTCAAAGAAAGTACATATCAGAACAGCCAGAATAAGACGATGCCTTGTTACGATATCACCAAGAAAGGCTGTGAGTTTATCGCCCACAAGCTGACCGGGATCAAAGGGACAGAGTTTACCGCCCGCTATATTAACCGTTTCCACGATATGGAGGAAACCATTCAGAAAGGCATCACCCAGAAACCGGACAAGCCAAAGAAGGAAAAACTCCCTTCCGTCAATATGATGGTAAAGAATATCCGTGAAGCCCTCCACGATGCCGGAGTAGATTCCAAATACATAGCCGCTGAGGTGGTACGGATCTATTCCGATTCCGGTTATCCGGTCAATGTCCCACTGATTTCTGATGTTCCGAAACTCTGGGACTGTACCAGTATCGCAAAGGAGCTGGGAATCCTCTCCGAATCCGGAAGACCTCACGACAAGGCAGTGAGCGGGATCATCCAGGATCTGGATATCTTCGAGGATGAGATCGTGCGGACCGCATTCAGCCGGAACGGCCATGACGGAGTGACTGTCCAGTATAAGGGAAGTGTCCTGGAGAAGGTCAGGGAATGGCTGGAGGAAAACCACTATCCGTCACTGATCGAGTTGCAGCTTGCCAATGGCAATGTGAACAAGTGCAAGGTTCTTTACCGGGAGGTGGCGTAATGGATATTCAGAGAGACGTCCGTGTGGCGGGACAGATGCCATGCTGTTTCTTGGAAGGAACAGAAAACGGCATATTTTACAAATCCATGGTGGAGCGTTGGGAACTACAGAACGTATCTGCTTTGGAAGCCCAGCTGTTTTATAACCTGGGTCTCATCCATGGAAAAAGAGAGGAAAGAGCAAGAAGAAAAAAGAAATAACCAGAATAAAAGAGCGTCCTTCATGCGAGGGGCGTTCTTTTTATACTAAAAATCAGATGGAAGGGAGGGAAGAGCATGAATAATA